GCCACCGGCCATCAGAAACTCTTGCCGTAGCCCCAGCGGCTGGGCAGGCCGCGGCCGAGCGGCGACGGGATCATCGGACTGGCGTACGGTCCGCTGCCGTCCTCTTCGGGGATGTCGTAGCAGGTGCAGCGTGAAGACACCGGCGTCTGGGTATTGCGGTACTTCGGGCCGTCCTCGGTGTGGCCGTCCATCGGCATGGGTCCCATCAGGCCGATGAAGATGCTGCCCACAGCCGGACCAGAGGCCGGCTGATTGGGACGACGCGGCGCATTACCAGGCATGTTCGAGCCTCCTTTTAGGCAGCCGCTGTGGTGAACGTGGCGTCCGGGCTGCTCGAGGACTGCCCGTCGGCGACACTCGTGACGCTGTAGTGGTACAGCGTGTCCGCGGTCAGGCCGCTCAGCGCGACGCTGTGGCTGGTGACGCCCGGCGCGGTGTCCGCGCGCGGCGAGCTCGTGCCGTAGCTGGCGTCCGCGCCGTAGTGCACCTGCGAGTCCGCGGCGATGTCCGTCGTCCAGGTGATGTCGGCGGTCTCGGCGAGCGGTGTCGCGACGACGTCGCTGATCACCGGCGCGGGTGGTGTCGGTGGCGTGACGCTGCTGCTCGAGGACAGCACGCCTTCGTTGCGCCAGTCCTGAATCGTCGCGGCTTCGAACTTGGACACGTCGATGGCGCAGCCGGCGCCGTACACCAGCCATGGCTGTGCGGGGTCGCGCGCCGGTGCGTTGAAGATCGCGATGTCGACGGCACCGCTGTCTTTGAATGCCTGGATCGGGTCAACCGTGGTCGTCATCGGAAAGGTCCCAGTGCAAAGGGTGGCGGGATCATGCCGCGCATGCTCGGCGCCGACGTGCCGACCTGCGGTCCTGGTAGCGGCATGCGTGGCGCGGTCTGGGGCATGGGCTGGCGCGCGATCGGCCCGGGCAGGCGCGGTGCGCCACCGGGCATGGCCGGCTGGCGTGCGATGCGCGGTGCGGCTGCCGTCGGCATTTTCGGCACGCCGCGTGCGTTGACCGGACGCGCCAGCGGCGCGGACCGCGGAACTTTGGCGGACGCAGTCGTCCGCCTGGGAACGGCGGGGGTGCGCGCGGCTGGCGTTTTCGGCGCCGCGCGCGAAGGGGAGGCTTTCGCACGTGCCGTCGTGGATTGACGCGGCATCACTTGCCTCGCTTCGGTGCCGCGCGCACCGGCACACCACGTTTACGGTCGAGTGCGTTGTCGCGAGCTGAGCCGGGCTTGATGCCCGCGCGGCGATCCGCCGCGGTGTCGGACTTCTCAGTCCAGGGCTTAGAGTTTCTTGCCATTGCCCTTGGTGGTCATACCACCACCTTTCAGGCTGCTGCCCGGCTCGCTTTTGGCACCGGCTGAGCCGGCTTTGCTCGAGTAGGTGCCGCCGCCTGCTAAAGCCTTGCCGGATGGCTCGGAGGCGGCGCCCTTGTTGCCGCCCATGCTGCTGGATGCGTATGCCATGTGCTGGTGGAGCCTCCTTGAGGGGACGGCTCCCACCGCTCGCGTACGGAGCAGCCCGCTACCGCATCGAGCGGCGGGCTGCCAGTGCTCACTCTACTGCAGTGGACTCGGGGCTGCACCTTCGGGAGGTGTCGGCAACTTGAGCCACGGATACGCCTGGATCACGGCCCGGTACACCGTTCTGAACCCGATGGGACCCAGCCGTTGCAGCTCGGCGTCGCGTCCCTGCTGGTTGGGCGTGCCGTCCTGGTTAAAGAGCTGCGAGCTGTAGTAGTTCAATTTCTGGGTTTCGGAGATCGGCGCGGCGAACGGTGCCACACCCTGTGGGCTGAAGGCCACCGCCAGGCTGGTGGACATGTCGTTCAGCCACTGCGCCAGGTCCTCGGCGATCAGGTCGTAGGTCTCGACGCGCTGTGTTGCCACGCCTCACAGCACCTCGTCGGCGCTGAAGCCGGCCACCTGGCGCACGATCTGCTCGACGGTGCCGCTGACGTTGACGTTCTCGCGGTACTTCTCGGGCTTGAGTGCGCACAGCATCAGTTTGAGCAGTGAATCGGAGTACACGCGTTCGACGCCGACCAGCTCGCCGCGCTGGTAGATGGGCCGGTCCCAGCCGCTGTAGGCGCGGCGGATGGCCTCGCCCTCGAGGCGGTCGGCCAGCTCACCGCGCAACTGCTGCTCGCGCAGCACGAAGTCGTCGTCCATCTCGCGCCACTGGTACACCGTGACGTTGTTGACGCCGGCGGCCTTGCAGCCGGCGGTGAGCGTGCAGTCGACGCTGAAGCCGGCCAGGTAGCGCGCCTTCTGTAGCTCCACCGGTTCGAGCGACGCGTGACGTCCGGCGGGGCGCCCGGTGGCGCGTTTACCTGTGGGCATCATCCTGCTCCCTGTAAAGTTGCCGCCATCATCCAAGTGCCCCCGCGCTGCGTCAACAGCCGGGGGCTGGCACCACGGAGGGTCCCGCAATGCCCGTTCAGCTTATCTGTGTCCAGTGCGGCACATCGTTCGACGTCAAGCCGTCTGCGGCTGCTCGTCGGCGTCGTTGCTCCAAAGCATGCCTCGGTAGGAGTCAACGGGGGGCGCACCCCGAGAAGACTCATATCAACCGTGTCGATCCGATGACACTGCTTCTGCGCCATGTCGTGTGCGATCTGGCTTCGGGATGCTGGGTTTGGCAAGGAAAAACTGATCGTAAAGGCTACGGTCGCGTGGGGCGACGGAGCGCTGGTAGGAAACGCGTCTACTTTGGCGCTCATCGTTTGATGTACGAGTTGTGCGTTGGTCCCATCCCGAGTGGGTTGAACGTTTTGCATAACTGCCCCGCTGGCGATAACCCTGCCTGCATTCGCCCGGAGCATCTTTGGGTTGGGACTATCCGGGAAAATGTCTTCGACATGTGGGCTAAGGGGCGTGGCCTTGCACCGCATCACGCTTATCGCTACGGCGAGCCAATGAGTCTGGGACGAAGTAAGGCACGGTTTTAGCCTGCACCCATTGCGTTGGGGATTGTCGGGCTAGCTGGCTGCCCGGGTAGCGCCCCTGGGCCAGGACTGGGAACGCCAGGAGTTGTCACTTCACCGCCCTGGCCACCACCGACGCCGGGTCCACCTGGCGCGGGGTTTCCGACGCCGGCGGGTACGACACCCGCCATCTCCTGGGGTGTGGGGCCGGGCGTGTTCATCTGGTTGGCGATGATGGTGCCCAACTTCTGGAAGGTCAGCTCCATGAGCTTCTGCTGTACTGGCCCGGACTGCTTCATGTTCTGCAGCAGCCAGGACTTCTCCACCTCGTCCGGGTTGGAGCCGGCGTCGCGGCACGCCTGTTCGTAGGTGATCAACTTGAGCTGCATCTTCTCGCCGATGGCGCGCGTGGCCACCACGTCGTCCGACGGCGTGCTGACGTCGAGGCGCACCGTGTAGCGGTGCACGCCGCCCAGATCGTCCGGACCGATGCCGATCCAGCCGGCGCGTGTCTGACCGGCGAAGCGGCCGCGGGACGCCGGCGGGCGCTCCTCGGCGAAGGCGTACACCGTCTCGCCGATGCGGCGTTCGATCAGCCAGGATTCGAAGCCCGCCCGATCGGCGAGACACTGGCTGACGTTGCCGACGATGGGGTCCCACTTGAGGCGCGCCAGGAACGCCTGCTGGTTGAGCTGGTAGCCGGACTGGGCGCCGGCCGCGCCGCCGCGGATGACCTCCGGCTGGGCCATCATGGCCATCGTCTGCGCGTTCTGCAGCACCTTGTCCAGGTCCTGGCCGGTCTTGGGCTGCTCCACCGGGCCGATGTCGAACGGGTAGATCATGCCCGGCTGGATCTTCTGCGCCGCGTCGGTGTCGCGGTTGTCGTTGGCGTACGGACCGATGCCGCCCTGAATGCCGGGCACCTGGCCCGGTGGCGTGGTGCGCTTGAAGGCGGGCCAGCCGGTGAGAAAGGCACTGTTGCCCTGCATCGTCAGCAGGCTGTCGATGAGCGGGAACAGCATCAGGTAGCCGTACAGGATGCTGACGGCCTGGCGCTCGGGCAGCCGCGAGCTCGTGGTCAGCCCGCGCGCCTGGAAGTACGGACCGCGCAGCGTCTTCAGTACCGGGTCGCCGAAGCCGTGTTTGAACTGGCGCACCAGCGTGCCGTTGGCCAGCGTCGTCGACGCGGCGGCGAGCTGGCCGGGACCGAGCAGCACGATGGCGCAGGTCTGGTAGTCCCAGGCTTCGATGACCGTGATCTGGCGATGCTGCTGGACGATTCTGGGCCATTCCGCTCGAGCAAGGGCCATCGCGCGCGGGTCGAGGTCGCTCCACTCGTCGGGTGACAGCACGTTGCCGTCGCGGTCCAGCCCGGTGCCGAAGCGCGCCAGTGCCTCGAGGTAGGGCATGGTCTTGATCTCGACGTTGGCGGTGAAGCCGTTCTCGTTCTGGTTGTAGTAGTGCGTCTCGGGCGGCACGTCGGTGGAGGCGATCGGGTACGGCGCCAGCAGCTTCAGCTCCTCGGTCTGTTTGTCGAACAGGCGCCGCTGGGCGTCGGCGTCGTACTGCTGCTCGGCCATGATCTCCTGCTCCATGGCTTTGACGGAGTCGGAGTACTCGCGCCAGGCGGAGTTGGCGCGGCTGATGGTCTTCAGCACGCCCTCGCCCTTGGCCACGGTGGAGTAGATCAGCGAGCGCAGCAGCGGGCGGCGGCTGTCGGTCTCCTGGCGGTGCCAGGACGCGTCGAAGAAGTGCTCGCGCAGCGTGGCGTTCTGCTGGGCCGCGTCGCCAAAGGCGGTGGCGTGGTACTGCACGGTGGGCGGGTTGGCGCACAGCGCCGACACGGTGGTGTCGATGATCTCGATGGCCAGCGGGTTGCGCATCTCCAGCGCCGTCTTGCGGTACGCCTCCGGGATCTCCACATACGTGTCCTGGAAGATGACCGAGTCGATCAGCGCGTACAGCTGGTTCCTGACGCGGAAGCGGATGCGCAGCTCGTTGGCCAGATCCAGCGTCTGACCGAGCAGGCGCGCGTCGTCGGTG